GGACCTTCTCGGTCCTCCTTTCTAGGGTCTAATAACCCTCCCTTATGTCGGATGCTACCGATCCCCTCCTCGGGGTCACCTATTTTGCGAATAGGTGCATAACTTAGCCAATCCCGCAACTATCAGCGTTACCGCTGTCGATTATGGAAACACGAGAAGCACTGCTGCTCTTGTATTTCGTCATCGAGGTCATAAAAGACCTTGCTGCCTGGCTCGAGTCATTGAGTCAGCTAAACTGACCCAATACTCACGGCATAATCCGCTTAGCTAGCGGTAACGTCTCGAGGAGAGACTTATGCCTATACCTCGTTCGAGGGTTAACACCAGATATGATTCTAATGGACGTGTAACGTTTGTGAGAGTTCAAAATGGGTATATTCAGCATTCACCTTATGTGACTGCTTTACAATACTCTATGACCTCCCACACTCGTCTCGGCTTTGAATCATCTACACCTGGTGCTACTGCCCCCGATGTGACTGTTGTCACTGTTGGAGTTAATTTGGGTTATGCCGATCTTGTCAGGGCTCAGAACCAGGCTTATGCCAAGTTCCAAGACTCTGTCAAGGCTTCCGCGCAGAACGCCAATAATCTCCTTGAGGTTGGACAGAATGTCAGCTCTGTTACACAGAAAGTTACTGCAGTACATACTGCTTATAAAGCTGTGAAACGGGGTGACTTCGCCGGCGTCGCTAAAGCCTTAGGTCTTTCTAACACAGGTAATATCGAGCGTCGCATTAAGAAGCGTGCTATGCAGGCTTCTGATGCTTGGCTCGAGTATCACTTTGGTTGGGAACCTTTGGTCAAGGACATCGGAGCTAGCATTGACATTATCTCTCCACCGCCTGGGAGCGCGAGCTCTAAAGGTGGTAAGAAGGCTAGTGGCTCTGCTGCTGTCAATGGCTCTGATTACGCTAACAATAGTAGGCAACTTGACCCCTATTACTACAAGACGGATATCCAGCATCGATCGTGGATATGCGGTTGTAGGATGAGAGGTCATGTCTACGTTGATAACCCTAATCTCGCCATAGCTAATCAGATGGGGTTTGTGAATCCCCTTTCTGTTGCATGGGAGGCCGTACCTTTTTCTTTTGTTGTCGATTGGTTCGCAAACGTTGGTCAGGTTCTTGGAGCCTGCACCGACGATTTCGGTTACCAGATCGTCAACTCTAGTGGTACGAACTTCCAGAAGTCTACTATCTCCACCGTACAAGGAATTGACGGCCCGCCCAACCGTGACGATGATAGCTATGCAGCTAACAGCGCAATGGTTGTACGGGTCGGCCGTTCCGAAGGGATAGTTAGTCCGCGCTTTATCGTGACTCTTCCAAAAGCAGTCTCGGTCGCGCGGGGAGCTACAGCAATTTCGCTGTTAGTTCAATCTTTCCTAAGTCCCCACAAAGGGGTTTAGGTCAGCTAGGAGATCGGTATATGCCGACCGCTGCAAGCATCACCGTCAAGAAAAATGACGGTACCACGGACATCGTCTGGACGCTTCTCTCCGCTTCTGGTGGTGACAAGTCGCCTGCATCCTGGCGGAGTGACACCGCGGTGGGAACGAACGGCCAAAAGCCGGTCTTTTCCATCGTGAGTCGCTCCAATGGTGCTGGTGACACGCGTCGTTTGGACTACTCGGCGAAGATGCCGAGTGTCTACACGAACAGCGCCACTGGCCAGACCGAAGTTCGCGCCAACATGACGTTCTCGGGCAGCTTCGCTGTCCCTCAGAACGTTGTTGCCGCTGACGTGAACGAATTCGCTGCTCAGATCGCAAATCTGATCGC